TTACTCCCAATTCGACTTATTCTTGTTTACTGCCTGATACACCAAGTCATTTCGGCGGGCCAGTAGCTCGTCAATGCGCCGGCGCTTCTCCTCTGCGTTCATGGTGCGGTCACGCTGGATCAGCTCAATTCTGTTGCGTACCACCCGCACCTGCTGCTGGGTGCGACTCAGACTGCGACGCGATTTCAAGATCCCGCCTTGCTCATCCAGCAGCTCATTTGCCCTGTCTGGCAACCCCTCGCTGCGGTACTGGTCAACGGTGCGCTTGAGCTGGTTCACCTCGTTGAGCATCTGGTAAAACTCCTCAATGTGCTGGGTGGACTTGGCCGGACCGGAGCCGCGGTACACGGCTTTCACCAGCGGGATTTCGTCTGCCCGCCAGCTTGCCGACTCGCCGGGTCTGGCTGCCCGGATCAGACCATCGGCAGCGGCCATCACATAGCTGCCCATGGTACCGGTATAACCAATTACCAAGTGTTCAAGCTGCTGGGGTGAGAGACCAGACAGGTCACCAAGCTCGCGCATCAGCAAGCTGGTCTGCTCGTTGTAACGAGCCTCGGCTTTGACGGCCAGATCCTGCGGGTTATCAATGGGGCCGCCACGGAAGCTGTCATAGTTGAAGGCCGCCTCCACCAGCGGCTTCACGATCTGCGGGGTCGGGTTGAGCGCGAAGGTATCGCCGATCGCCCGGGCCACTGCCTTGCCGAACTGAGCGCCAGTATCCTTGTCTCCCATGGCGCGCACCATGCGCTCCGGGATGGTGCCAAACATCACACCAATCTCGAACGGCTTGGGGATGCGGAAGTGCTGATCACCAACGAAGAAATGCCAGTTGGCGTCCTTATCCCAATCCGGCAGCTCTTCATATCGCTCATCATCCCAGTTGGCGGCCAGCAGGCCGAGCGACATGGCGGTGATTATGCCGGCACGCTTGGCAATTTCACGCGGATTGTCACGCAGCTCCCTGGTCAATTTACCCAGGCCCTGCAGGCGAGCGTTGAAGAACGGCAGGATCATGGCTGCGCCTTGAATGGCTCGTGCCGCCCCAAGCATGGAGAAGTCCATCAAGTCCTTTGACTCGAAAGCCGCCTGCGCGTGGCTCTTGCCTGCCTTGATTGCCGCATCATAGACCGCCTCACGGTTGGCGTTCTCCAGCGCCTCGCCATAGCGGTTGTACTTCTCCCACACATTCGCGACCACGCCCTTGGCTTGAGCTGCATTGCGGATGATGCTCTTTTCGTAGCGGGCAATCTGCTCCGGCGTCATCCCCTTGCGGCGCAGCGACTTGCGCACGGTATCGGCCATGGCCGTCGGGTCGTTCCCGTTGACATAGCCGCCCAGGAAGCTGGCTCCGCTGAACATCACATCAATGGTGCTTCCATCCATCGCCAGGGTCTTCTTAACCCCCTTGATGGAGTCGATCACCGGCTTGAAGCCGTCCTTGCTGATCGCCCAACTGGAGAGCGAATCGCGCAGGAAGTTGCGCAGCATAAATTCCGGCGAGGCTGTCACCCCGGCCGTCAGCAGCCGCTTGGCTTTGGATGCCATATTGACCATTGAACCGAATGGCTGGCGGTCAAAGAAAGTCATGGCCCGGTAAAGGTCAGGATCCTCAACCCGGATCATGTAGTCCTCCCCTTCCAGCTTGACGGTGATCAGGTCCTTGCCGTTCTTGAGTGCGCGCCAGTCCATCATGTTGGGCTTGGCGACCACCTCGATGAGGCCAGTATCCGCAAGATTCCACACGGTCTTTTGCGCCGCCATGTTCTTCATCGAGGCGTCGATCAGCTTGCTGGTGCTGGTGAAGATGTTCTCGAGCAGGTCGTTGGTATTGGCCTCGCCTCCCTTGAGCTTCTTGATGCCGGCGTTCTGGTTGGCAATCCCCTTTGGCTTGAAGGGGGCGATCACATCGCCGTCTTCGGATTCCCGGAAGAACGGGATGTACCACTCGTTTTCGAACTCGGCCCGCGCTTCTTTGGTGAACAAGCCAGCCTCCTGCGCCAGATCCAGCGTTGCAGCATTGAGTCGATTCCAGCGCGCCTTGGCCTCCATGAATTTGGCCTCCTTGCCCTTGCCAAGCCCTTTCAGCGCTGCGATATCCTGCTCGCTCAGCAGGTTCTCACGCCCCTGCTCCATCAGCAGTTCCGCCCGGTGGCCGGCCATCCAGCCCAGCCAGTTGTGCAGATCGGTCCCCAGACTGGAGAAAATGCCCAGCAGCGCGTCTTTCTCGCCGGTACCAACCTTGCGCTGGATCACCCCATCCTTCCACTCCGGCAGGCCATAGAGCATGGTCGCCTGCATGGTGGAGGCCGCCCCAGTAGCCATCCTCGCCGCCACGTAGCCTGAGTCGGCCGCATCGGTAAGGCCTGCTGCATCCTCGGCGTACTTGATGGGGGCCAGGGCGTCGAGCACCTCGGTGTTGGCCTTCTTGATGAAACGGTCCACCCATGACTCCACCACGCCGCGGTCAACCTTGCGCATCTTGTCCAGGTTGATTTTGGTCTTGTCGATGATGTCTGGCTTGGGGCCGAGATTGAGCTTTTCCATTGCCTTATCAGCGGTGGTGGCTGCCAGACTCATCTTGACACCGCCTTTCTTGGTCGGCGCCTGAGCATCCTCTTGGCTGAACTTCTTGCCACCATCAGGGCCGTTATCATCTGGGCCGTTGCGCTGCAGCTTCTTGCCCAGCCCCTCAATCAGGGAGCGCGTTTCTGCGGCGGTAATACCATCAGGCACAAAGCCCACCGCACGCAGCGCCCTGGTAACCCAGGCCACAACCCGATCCCAACCACGGCCCCAGATTCCCTGTTCCAGTTCGGCGAGGTGGGCCACCACCTCTTCAGCCCTGGTGCCGATATCCTCGTCGGCATAATGCGTGTTTACCCAGTCCCACACTGGTTTCATGCTGGGGTCTTTCTGCGACTGAATGAGCCGGCTCATGAGCTTGGTGTACTCTCCATCACCAAGCACGTTGGCGAGGCCATAGTGGGCCAGCACCTCATGGCGCAGGATCTCGCGCATCCGCCTGTGGTCTGAGATGGTGTCTGCCGCCACGTGCAGGGTGCCAGCGTCGTCGTCGAATGCCGCGCGCCGGATCAGCCCCTCCTTGGCATCTAACCCAAGCACGCCCTCAAGCTCACCCTGGGTGGTATGGATCTGCACCTTGATACCGCTTGCCCCCCGGTACTGCTTGAACCAGCCGCTGGATACAAGCTCAGCCTCTTTACGGGTCAGGTGCTTGGCTGGCTTGTTGCCCTGGGCCATGGCCTGCTTAGAGAAGCTGACCGCCTTCGCAGCACCACCAACGGCCTGGGCTGCGATGGGAGATTTCGTATCCCCTTCCTTCACCCAGCGTTTGAATTCTTCCAGCGGCATTGCCTTGATCGTGCCCAGTCCCTTCCAGCCCTTCTCATAGTTGGCGAGGTAACCATCCCGAGCGGCCTGCTCACCAGCAAAGCCCATCATCACCTTGTGCTCATCAAACTCGCCAGTTTTTGGGTTGACCTGATCCACAACATAAACTGTCTCGCTACCCGGCTGATCACCAATGAACACATCAACGTGATCACCGTCAGCCCCTAGGCTGCGTTTGATATAGCCATAGTCGTGGGCCATGATGGATTGCCACACTTTGCCATCCCGATCAGTACCGGAGCGGGTAGAGCCTTTAGGGTTCTCGAGCGCGATATCCAGCCCCTGCAGCGTGAGGTGGCCCTTCTTGTAGTTGCCGGCCTCCTTCTGCGCCTCGGTAGGCTCAGGCGCCACCTCAGCGCGGGCCGCTTCGATCTGTTGCACAGGCTCACTGGCGGCTGGCGCCACATATTCGCGCACCTTGGCCGCCGATGACTTGGCCACTAACAGGCCTCCCTTGCCTGGGATCACCTTTACGCCGCTCTCCTTGGCCCACGGCTTGATGATTGGCCCTTCGCCTTTCAGGGTGATGGTGCCATCCGAGTTATCGATGGCTTCCGCCCACGGTGTTGGCGCAGCGGCAGGTGTCGGCGTCACTACCTCTGGTTGCACCACCTCAGATGTAGAAACCCCGGCATCAGTGGCCGGGGTTGTCAGTGTTTGGTCATTCTGCTGCTGTCCATCAGGTATAAATGCAGGCGAAAAGATATCTGCCCGATCTCCGGCTCCAGTTCCCTGGGTGACTCCGGTAATGGCTGGTTCAGCGCCTGCTGCAGCTGGTTTGCCTGTGACAGGCTGATCACCTTGTCGTTCACTGCCGATTGCAGGTACTGGGGTAACTGGCTCATTGCTTACCTCTGCTTGCGGTTGGTTCGTGGGGATCACCTCGCGGTATCCGGTATCGATTGCTGGCGCGAGTTGGCTGATATCGCCGGCTGGTGCGGGCTGGGACGGAACTGTTTCAGCGGTTGTGCTTGCCGCTGACAGGTCAGAAGGTTGACTCGAGTCGGCCATGCCTGTGTCACCGAGCGGTGGGGGGCTGGGTTGCGTGGCTGTGGCCGCCTGTACCTGCTCCACTTCGGCGATCTCGGCCACACCAAAGCCGCCACCATTGAGCGGCACCGGCATCTCCTTGCCCTTGCGGCTGGCCATAGCGGCCTCTTTCTCGCTGGCAAACGGCTTGCCTCTGCGGGTGATGCGGAGAGTCTGGAGTTGGCCAACAATTGCATCCAGTGCCGGGAGCTCGGTTGACTGCGCCAATGGTGACTCCACCACATCTTCGGTGGGGGACGGCTGCTGCTCTGCCATCACGGGCTCGACGATAGCCTCATCCTGCTGAGGCGTGGCCTGCGAAAGAAGATCGTCAACGGCAGAGGCCGGGGATCCTGCAGGCACCTCCTGCGCCTGGTCATTCTCTGCCACGCCTTTGAAATGACTAGCGGTATCGTCGCGGCGCAAATAGGCCGGCACATCGCGCACCTCGTCGAACTGGCTGGCGCTGGGGCCAAGCGGGTTTTGCTCACCGATAGGCATCACCGGTTCAGCAACAGTATCGACAGCAGGGGCCAAACCCGGCTCTACCGGAGCGGAAACCGTATCAGCCGGCACTGGTTCACCCTGCTCAATGGGTGCTACCTCTTCCGCCAAGGCGGGGTCTACCTGGGCGCCTCCTTCGCTTTCTACCTGCGACTTGCCGCCGCGCAGGCCACCGACACCACCCAGCGCGCCACCGGTCCCCATGCCAATCAAGCCGCCCTCCAGCGCACTGGACACAACCCCTTTCATGGGGTCGATATCAGCGGCGGCCACCTCGTTGAGGGATTCGTTGACGGCGTATTGCTGCACCCCCTCCTCCAGGGTTTCGCTGATACCCTCACCTGCCGCCCCCTTGGCAGCACCTTTCAGCACTCCACCAGTTGCGGCTTTGCCAGCCAGCATCTTGAACAGCATGGCGTCGCCCATCATGGAGCCCATGGCGGCAGCCCCCCACACCTTAGCGTCGCTCATGGTAGCCCGGCTGGCCATATTGGCCGTCTCCTCCCGGGCCAGCCCCAGCTTCTCCTCATCGGAGAGGTGCTGTGTCTGCTGATCCTGGTCGATTCGCGTGAATGACTGGCGGAAGGTGTCACTGGCAGCCAGCTCATCAAAGCTCATTCCCAGCACGGTGTCACGGGTGTTCACCCCAGCGCTGCCAACCGACCCAGTCGCCCCCGTTGTCACGGCAGCACCGGTGGCGATTTTGGAAACGGCCTTGGCGGCAACCGCTTCGGCTACCTCCTGGGTCGCGCCACGCTTTACCATGGAGGCGGTGACGGCGCGGCCAATAGAGGCTTTGGCAGCCACACCTGTGACGCCGCCAGCCATCAAGGTCGGCAGTATGGAGCCGACGCCCTGTGCCATTTTCATGGCCCAGACATCGATATCCCCCGCACCATCCCCCAGGGTCAAACGACCTTCCGGCGTTTCATCAATCAGCCTGCGCCCCATGGCCTCCTTGGCATCCGCGCTCATCCCCTCGGTCAGTGACTCAGCCCCTGATGTAGCCAGGTCGCCGGCGCCGGCCACCATATCCAGTACGGGGCTCAGCTTGTTGGCCATCTTGGCGCGGGCCTGCTCCAGGTAATCCCCCCCCTGCTTATCAGCGCTCTCCTTGCCGAAGTTGCTGGCCTGCCGTGCCAACTCGCCAATGCCGCCAACCAGATCCAGTGCGCCAGCTCCCACCCCGCGCGCCACATCGCCCAGACCGACATCAAGGTCGCGCTTGGTGGTAGATTGGCCGGCTTGTGCTGGGGCAGCAGTGGCAGCTGACAGGCTGCTATCGAGATTGCTCCAGAATGGATCGGTGCGAGTGTCAGATGATTGCGGCTTTGGCAGGGCGTCACGCAGTCCAGGCTTGTCCATGGTGTCCTCGGGTTTCTGGCAAAAGAAAAGCCCCGACCGGCGAACCGATCAGGGCTTTATTGGATGGGGTGGCCAGCATGCAGACTGACCGACTATGGGGAGATGCTAACGCTGGGGTGGTTGAAAGGCAACTAGCGGCGGGCCTGTGCCAGGCTCATAGCCTGATAGGCATTGACCTGTGTATCGCGCAGCCGGTTGGCGGTCACAGTCGCCTGCTCCGCCTTCTTCTGCCCTGCAGCCTGTTGGCGCCACAGCTCGAATGCGGTGTTCATCCTGGTGGGGTTCTCCAGTAGCCCGTTCAGCTTGCCATGTTGGTTCGCTTCCTTGATGAACTGCAGGCGCTCTGGATCTCCACCAGTCCACGCCTTGATTGGGGCATCCTGCTTTGGCTCATCCGTTTTGCTGGTCAAGCCGTAGGTGTCCGCAAGCGCCGCCTTGCTCTGCTCCAGCTGGGCGTCCAGCGCATCCAGCTGCAGGTCTTTATCCTCTGCGTTGCTGGCAGAGATGCGCGCCCTGTTCTGGCCGTGCTGCTTCTCCAGCTCGGTGACGGCTTTCTTGTAGCCACCCTGGTCAGGCCCAGCCGTCAGGCCGAGAGAGGTGCGCAGCTGATCTGCATTGCCAATCATGTGCTTGGCCAGGGCGGCCCGCTGGTAGGCAGGCTTCAGGAAATCGTTGATGGGGATCACCTTGGGGTGATCGTCCGGCGCCGAAGTACGGTTGTTGGTAACAGGGCGAACAGCCTTGCTGCCATCGTCATAGGTGACCTCTACCCCCAGCACCACGCCGCTCCCGTCCGGGGTGATCATGATGTTGTTCAGCTGCTTGCCGGTGATGGTCTTGCCGCTCTCCGGGTCAATGTCACCAACCCCTTTGCTGACCTCATCCTGATAGAGGGTGCCGGCCGCTTTGATGAACTGCGGGTTATTGACTGCGGCATGCCCCTCGGGCGTGGTTGGATCGAGCTTACCCTCCTGGGCCTGGCGCACCAGGTTACCGGCATAAGTGACAAAAGTCTTGCCGGCGTCGGCATAATCCTGCTGCAGATAGCGCTCCGGATTGAAGGAGCCAGCCCGCGGATCTCGCACAACCCCCCAGAATTTCTCACCCGGGTCTTTGCCCTCGGCCACCGCCTGCCAACCAGACTGGATGATCGGCAGGTTCTCCTGCTGGAACAGTTGTTTGTTGCGCTGCTCTTTCTGCCACTCATACTCCTGCTGTTGGCGAGTATCCTGCGCCGCAGCGCGACGTTCCGCAGCACTGGCGCGCGCCTCTGACGATTTTACCTGCCTCTCTGTCAGAGCGAACTGTCGGTCATAGCGGGCATCAGCCAGCTTATCGCGACCCATGCTGTACTCCCGTTCACCCTGGTATCGCTCGTCTGCCACCTTCTGCCGATCCTGCTCGTTCTGCCACATGGCATCCCGCAGGCTCATGGCCTTGTCCATACGCTCATCTTCTTTCTGGCCACGCTGATAGCGGTCCATGGTGTTGAAGCCGGCCAGAAACCCTTCTGCCAATCCCGATACGCTCATCATGCCCCCTTAAAATAAGCTGCTTGCCAGAAAACCAACGCCCGCCCCAATGAGCGCGCCGACGGGACCGCCAACCGAACCATAGGATGCGCCGATCATGGCGCCAGTGGCGGCGCCGGCACCAGCGGCAGACATCTTGGCCTGCTTCTCCTGCGTCTTGAGTTGCTTGTTCCCCATCTCAATTTCGTTCTCACGGTTGGCTGCATCACGTAGCCCGGCCATGCCCTGTTGGCGCGTTTGAGCGCCAATATCCAGAATTCCGTAACCCATCAGACCTTACCCCCTGTCTTGATTGCTTCACGCAGCCCAGCATCTGCCCCTGTCAGAATGCCCATCTGGCGTGATTGCTCTTGCTCACGAAGGCCGTTCTCAGTGCCAGCAGTCATCAAGGCCATGCGCAGACCCTGGCTGTTGTCATCGGCACCCTGGCTTGGGCTAACCCCCATCCTGGCCATTCGGTTGTCAGTTGCTTGCTTGGCGGCTGCCAGCGAGTTCTGGTTGTTCTGGTCTACCCGGCCAAGCTGATCCCGCAGCAATTGGCCATTGGTAGCCAACTCCATCAGCTCCTTCTGCTTGGGGTAGAAACGAGTTTTCCAGTCCTGGTAGCTATCGCGCGTGATCTGGGCAAATTTGTCTGCGGCATATCCCATGGCTAACCCCTTAATAACCTTTGTTTTGCAACACTGATGCAGTAGGGCTGATCTTCTTGCTTTCCACTGCAGCCGGCGCTTTCAACTGGCCAAGGCCATATGCCGTGCCTGCTCCGGCCACCGCACCCACCAACCCCGCAGTCGCCTGCTTGCTCTGAAACGATGTCTGAGCATCACTGGCAGCCTTACGCAAGCTGGTGTTGGCCACATCCCCCATCCCAGCAAGTGCCTCCGCTTTCTGGCCGGCGCCAATACTGACCACATCCTTGAGCCCTGCCACATAACGGTCTTGCTGGCTGGACTGTGCTCGGCTGGTCGTATCGGTCTGGCTCAGAGCCTGATCCGTCTCCAAATTGGACATGGCCGATTGGTACTTGCCGCTGGTTGGGTCCACGCCGCCAGCAGCCAGGGAGTAAGCCAACCCTGAGCGCGCCTCACCAAAGGATTGAGCGGTTCCCAGCGCAGCGGTGCCGGCAAGCTTGTCATATTCGCGTTCGCTGTTGAGGTCATCCACCTTGTCCATGAAGACGTCTTCATACTGCTGCAGGTCACTCTTGTAGATATTCCACTGCTCTGTGGCCACATCAGCCGCTGCTTTCTGTGCCTCGGTTTCCTTGATTTCGTTTGAACCGCCCTTTCCCATCCCCTCACCTCACAAGTTGATCTGAAATACAAACAGGCCGTCAGCATCATCTGGCTGACGCACCCACCCCATTCTTGGTGCGACCTTGAGCCACCCCTTACGGGCCGAATGGAAGCGGAGCCAGCGGGCGCCAATCAGCCGAGCAAGCCTCTTCACTTCCGGCAGGTGTCTCTCCGGCGCCCCGCCATCCCCCCATCCAACCCAGACCAGGACCCCAGTAATGCCCTGCTCCACCGCCGGTTTCAGAACAAAACCATCAGCGCCACGCACAAACAAAAACGCCACCCGATTACGGATGGCGTCTTGTAGTTCAGCGGATAGGGCTGGATTGCTGGTGTCCCTGGAAATACGCGAGATCGGAGTTAGCATCAGAACAACCCCATCAGCCATACACTGCCACTCTCTACGTACTGCTCGGAGATGCTGCTCACGTTACCGTAAGGAGCAATCTCAAATGTTATTGAGGCGTTCACATTTGCAGGAATTACAAATGCATCCTGCAGGGTCACTCGCATTGGAATGCGGTTAATGCCGGTTGGATAGTTGGACTGGTAAAGAGCCCGCCCTTGCTCGACCCCATTCATCCTGCAAATGAGGTAGATGCCAATTAAGCCAGACCCAGATATCACCGCGTTTCCTGCAATGGGCTTTATGCACACGAGGTTACGGGCACGTTTGTACCCCACAATACTGAAATTTCCAGATGGCTTAATCAGCGCCGTCACATCCCCAACGATGCGATCTGCCTCCAACGTGCCCCTGATTGTGCAGTTTTCATTGATGGTGACATTGTTCAGCACGCCATTGTTAGCGTTTACGGTGCCGGTAAATGTGCCATTCGACGCATACAGGCGATCGGTATACACCGAACCATCTTCGTAGATGATCGTATGCCAACCGAATCCCCAGCCGCCATGCGGTCCGCCCTTGCCAAATCCAGCATTTCCCCCAGCCATGAAGGCGTTACCCATATCGATCTGGCCGCCGTTGATCAACGGGGTGGTGATGCTCACCCCGGCCTTGATGTAGTCGGCGGTGATCTTCTCTGACTGGATAATCTGGATGGTAGCCTTGCGGATGATAGCCTCGGCAATGACCGCCTGCCCGTTGTCGATGGCAAATAGTGGCGTCATGGGTGTTGCGCTGTTGGGGTCGAACACAAAAACCTGGCTGGCTGAGATGGCCACCTGGCTGGTGCCGTCAGACTTGGCAATCAGGCCAATCCCGGCTGTGATTTGCCCGGCTGTGGCTTTTGCCGTCCACATCGCCTGGGCGCCGTTCTGCAGGTCGGCAATCGCCTTGCTCTGAAGTTGGACAGCCGCTGCGTTTGCTGCAATGCGCGGGTCATCGGTAGCCACCCACGCAGTCCCGCTGTAACGGTAAGGCCGGTTGTTATTGGCAGTGTCAAACCACAGGTCACCCGTACCCATGCCAGTGCCTGGTGCAGTGGCTTGGAAGAATGTCTTGTTCTTGCTGCCGGCGACGGCGGAAACCGTGTTTATCTGGCTGGCCAACGACTGCACTGCGTTAGCCCGAGCCGTAGACTCTTCGGTAATCTGGGCAGCCAGGCGATCATCAGCCCCTTGATAGTCGGCCGTCATCTGCTGGATCTGACTGGCCAGCGATTCCACTGCATCGGCCCGGGTTGTCGCTTCCTCGTTAATGCGTCCAGACAGTTCAGCGTTTGCTGTTTCCATAGCCGATTGCTGCTGGCTCAGTTTTTCCGTCATAGCGGAGTCTGCGTTAGCACCGGCCTTTGCCACCTCGGCAATAGAGGCAGACAGCGACTGATCAACCCCCTTTATCTGCGCCTCGAGCACCGACGTCTTTTGCGCCTGCGCCTCGTCCGCCGTGCTGCGTGCAAGTCGCTCCTCGGTTATCTGACTGTGCAGAGCTGCGCTGTCTGCCTCGTAATCTGCGGTGAGCTGCGTAACATCTAGCGCCAGTGCCTCATGCGCATTCGCCAGAGTTTGCTGCTGAGTGATGATCTTGCCACGCGCCTTGCGGTTCTCCCGGTCGCGCTCATCACTGGCCAGAGCCCCTTCGACATCAGTTTGACCACCAAGGTCGATGGATGACTCCATGTTTTCCTGACGCTGAGCCAGGGCCTGGCTAGTGTCAGCAACCACTTTTTCCAGGTTGGAAATGCTGGAGGCATTGGCTGCATCCCCTTCCTTGACGCTGGCATCCAGCGTGGTTACCCGCTGAGCTAGTGCGCTGTCACCATCTGCCCGCGCCTGCTCCTCTTGAGCCACGCGAGCGCTAAGGTCTTCAAGTTCGCCATCCACACTGGCAGTCAGCTCGTCCACTCGGCGCGACATAGCCTCATCAGCCGTCGCTCTTGCCTCAGATTCGCTCGCAATCCCGGCGCTCAGGGCGTTGTCTGCATCGGTCAGCTCAGCATGCATCTGGTCTTGCCGCAGAGCCAGCGCGCTATCTGCGTCGGTTGTTACCTTCTCCAGTGCCTTAATGGCCGCTGCGGTTTCACCAAACGACCCGCTCGTCGAAGCGCTTAGATCATCAATGCGCTGAGCCAGCGCACTGTCCGCGTCGGCAAACACCTCCTCCACGCCGGTGATGCGAGCCTGGGTGTCCGCATCCTTCCCCTCAAACTTGACGTTCATGTCGGTGATGCGCTTGGCTTGGGCGGCCTGCTCATTCACGATCACCTGTTGTTGGGTACGAATGGCGCCAAAGGACTTCCGGTTTCCCCTGTCCCGCTCATCCCCTGCCAGGGCGGCATCAATTGCTGCCTGACCCGCGTCACCAGCCCCATCGGCCTTGTCCTTGGCCAGTTCGACTTCAGCTTTAATTTCATCGAATCGCCCGGCCGTTATCCCACCGTTCGACTCGATAACCTCCTCAAGCGCGCTGATCTTGCCTTCCGCTTCACCAGCCCTCACCTCCAGCCCACTGACACGCTTGGCCGTCACGCCATCAGCCTCAGCCGTCACGCGCGCCAGTTCAGTGATCCTGGCATCAAGCACCTCATCGCCGCTGTTGACGGTGGCCTGCAGCCCATCAATGCGTTGAGCCTGGCTCGATAGCTCATCGGTATGAACCGTCATCTTGCTCTCAGCATTGGCCAGCCGTTCGCCCTGTTCGTCCACCTGCTGTTGAGTTGCCTTCTGAGCCAACTCCCCCTTGGTGGCATTCAACTCCTGACCGATCTGGGTGACCTTCTTCTGCTCGTCGGTAAACTCCCCCTTGGTCACTGTCTGGCTCAGGCTGGCATCGAGCCCATTGATGCGTTGCTCCGCCTCGGTGATGCGTTTCCCCTGGCCGTCCACTGTGACGTTGTCGGCCTTGCTGGCTATCTGGCCAGACACTGCGTCCAGGCCCTGGTGAACCTCTGTGATAGAGGTCCGCATCTCCTCACGGACAGCATTCACCGCGTCCATGGTGATGCTGCCATTCTCAGGGTCAACCTTGAATACCGCATCGCGGAAACTGTCAAAGTCGCCCTTGTACTTGTCTATTTTGTTGTTCAGTCGGTCCTGAACCAGGCCAATGTCGATGCTGGCATTGCCAAGCTGCGCCTGGGCATCCTTGAGAAGATCTTCACTTTCCAGTTGCTTCTGGCTGAGTGATGCCAGGTCTCCCTCGATGCTGGGGATCTTGTTCTGGATGGTGCCGATAGACACATCGATTTCTTCCAGCCTGGGGCGGATCGCCTCAACATCAAGAGTTAACTGCGGGACCTGTTTGATAGGGGCAAGCAGCTCCTTGGCTAAGTGGCTATCCTCAATCTTCCCCTGCAGCTCATCGAGAATGTCCTGCACATCGCGGCTAGTCTCCGCCATGACTCCGTTGGCGTTAAAGGGGCCGGCATCATCCTTGCCATTTACGAAACGCGCCCAGTAGTAGAACTGCGCCCCCTTGCCAATGGCGTCAGAGAACACATTGGCCGAGGTGGTACCGACCAGCGTGGCTGCAGGCAGGCTATCTGTCTCGGCTCGCCATATCTCGGTATGAGCGTGGCCACGGTAGTTGGGGCTATCCCATTCAACCACCACGGTATGAAACGCCCCATTTGCCTGCACATTGACCGGTGCATGGGGCTTGTCATAAATGCCGGTCGGGAAAAGGTCCGGGTTCTTGCCTGGGTTGTAGGCACCACCGGCCCCAGGGCGCAGAGTGGCCAAGCCAAGCTCTGTCAGTTCTCTCAGCGTTACCGCCTTGTCCAGCTTGTTGCCTCGCTGCCCAGTAAGCAGCTCCACGTTTTCGGCGGTCGCTGCCGGGTCCCGCCCGGCCCTGTAAGCAGGTTTTGCCATTACATCAACTCCGCCATCGATCCCGCCAACGTGATACGCCGCACAGTGGAGGTGCCAAACACCTCGATTTGCCACCACCGACCACGCACAGGCGGAAGCCTGAAGGCACTGGCCGTCAGGTTGCCAGGCGACAGCTCCATCACCTGCTGATTGTCTACAAACAACCGCACCCCGACCTTGCTAAGATCCGAGGCCAGGATCCTGCAGCACCCATAGGATGCACCACCGACAACCATGAATACCTTTGAACGCCAGACAAGCTGGCCATTTCCAGCCTCTCCGCCACGCCAGATATGCAGATCACGCCCCTTGGCTACAAACAGGCTGTCGCTCTCCATGTCAGAGACGGCGGCATCCCAGCGATTGGTCAACTCGCGCAGGTCTCCCGACTTTGGATCAAAGATAAAGGCGTGGGTGTCTGTCAGGCCGACGTACTTGCCATCGTGATGCCAGGCACGCAGGGTTTCCGGCTTCATGGCCCGCCACTGCTTGCGAGTGATCACCTGCTCGGTCACCACTTGCCCTCCGCTGGCGCCAATGCCAACCAGTCCATCCGGCGAGGCATACAGCACCACCCCATCCATAGACACCATGGAACTGGCGCTGATGCATGCCTGTGGCAACTGGCTGAGCTTCTGGTTTGTCACCGAAGAAGAGCTCACCCCCTGCGCCAGGTAGGGATAACCCTTGGTGCCGATCACCAGCGCTGTATCGATAGCGGCGATCGCCACGATGTCGTGCTCTGTGGTCAGCCGGTACTTCTCCGGCCAGGCATAGGGCAGGTATGGCTCGCATAGGTAGAGAGAGTTGCCAGCGAACCCGGCACACATGCCGTTGGCCATCTGGCAGAGGCCACGCAGAGCCGCTGGGGGTGGAGCGTAATCGTAAGTCTCCAAGACAGGACCAAGTTCACCATCAGCGCGGCTATCTACAAATGAAGCTTGCGAAATGGGCAGCTCTGCGACCAGCAAGTAGTCAGCTAGGCCGCCACCGGAGACAGACCGGTAGATCCGGCGCTTGGTGATGTTGTTGTCCTGCGACTGCGGAGGGGATAACGCCAGCGTCACCGCTGACCCTGGGATGGGGATCGCCACCTTGCCGCTAGCAGGTCCTGGTGGCCCCTCCTCGCCCATAGCGGTCACGTAGGTATCTACGTAGTAGCGGGTCTCGTCATCGGTAATGTCGTCATCCTTGCCGCCTTCTGGCGGCGTGATAGCGCCAATCCCTACCGGAACGCCTGGCGCAGGTACCCCAAGCCGATACCAGGCTGTCGGCTTGTTGCTGCCGCCAGTGGCGATCTGAGCATGTGTCACCTTGGGATATTCCCCATCGGTGTAGTAAACGCGATGATACCCATCCTGGGCGATTGGAGAATGGATGGCCTCAACCACCTTGTTCCATGCGAACCAGTGATCTCCATAGCGAAACAGGGTCTTTGGTGTGATTGGCAACACCACTCCGACGCTCACATCCTCTTCGAGGGGCGAGATTACGCCGTGATCGAAATGGCAATCGCGGGCCACCACGGCCACTTCATCAGACAAAAGGTGAGGCTCCACGCGCGGCGTTACACCTCGCATGGTGACGATATCGATGGCTGACATGGGATTCTCGGCGGGCAGGAAACAAAAAGGCCCACTCAGAATAGAACGGGCCATGATGGGTAAATCCTAACGCTGACAGCGCCAGGAGGCAAGACTCACATACCAGCCGGATCTGAGGCCCAGACATATTGCGGGGTTTCGACATCCACGGTCACCGGCGCCAACGCGGCGGCCATTGAAGGGTCTTGGGTGCGCACGTTGGCGTGATAGCCCGGTACAGGCTCGCGCAGCGGTAGGCCCTCAGTATCCAGCACTCCGGTGGGACGGGTAACCATGCCTGGCGGCAGCAGCTGCAACGAGGCTGTGGGGTGATAGAGGGTGCCGCTCTCTGGGTCTTTGATAAAGCCAGCGGCCAGCAGGGCCTTGGTCATGGCGGCCTGAGTGGATGCCTTGAGGTTGAAGTCGATAAAGTTGGTCATCGTATTGCCTTCATTTGATCGTCTGTCGGCGAAAAAAACCATGCCCTTAGATTTCGAACATGGCCGTAGTAATCTCGGGTTCCCGCAACATTTGACCCAGTAATGTAAACCGGGTCTGAATAAGGCTTAACGGGATAAGCTTGCCAAGGTGATGATATGTTTACGCCATCAAGCCACCGGGATGTATCACTGAACCTTGCTGCGATAGTTCTTCGAATCCCGACAATGTTGTTGGCGCCCCATGTCCCCGTGTTCATATCAATAAACGAGCCTTTATTGGCTGGGTCAGAAATCTCGAATACCCGAGGCCAAGAGTTAACCCCTTTACCCATTAATTTAATCTGAGCAGCAAAAGCCATGTTCATATCGGCAGGGATATTCCCTGACGATGCCAAATAAAGAATGTCCTTTGATCTTGTTGCTGCCGCGCCATTGGTTGGAATGTATGAGCTGGCAAACGGTAGTGCTTCAAATTGGAAGAAACAAATGTGAACAGGGATGGTGTCAATAGCCGTTGCCGCAAATCCGAAACCGGTATTGCCAATGGGGTTTGTAAGTTGACATTCCATTCTCCACCAACCGTTCCCCAAATATTTCCCTACCATTTTTATGCTAAGCGCCCCTCCTTGTCCCGCATAGATAATTGGCATATCAAGGGAACCGTCTGCCCGTTTTGCGAAACAAGAAAGAGTATGGACTCCAGACTGTTGTCCATATGAGGTACGAACATACGAAAAGTCTGTTGTATTTGGCGTTATTTTATATGCGCTTCCAACCACTCCTGTAGGGAGCGTAATTTGCTCTATCGGGGAATTAACAACTGACAATCCAGCCCCTTGGGTCCACCATATATTGGTACTTTGCCCTTCAACCAATATCCCCTCTTTCTCAAATCGCGGCTCATTCGCAGCAGCGGTTTTCAGCTGACCATCCTTACCAATGTAGGTTGCTGTAGTGCTGCGGCTGAAATTCACCATCCTGGCCACCACATCCGCACCAGAGCCAGCCATCACATCCCGCCCATAGCCGGTGATGAGGCGCAGGCTGTCAGAGAGCGGCGCCCACACATCCGGCAGGGGAAGCGCGGCGGCAGCCACGATCCCCGCCACACGGTCAGCCTCATCCTTGGCTCGGTTCGCTTCGTCCCTGGATCGATCTGCCTCGACCTTGGCCCGGGCGGCCTGGCCCTCGCCATCGCTGGTCACCCGCTTCCATGGGATCAACTTGTGGATGGTGCCATCTGGGGCCGCCACAGTGATTTCGGCCGCATCGCTGGTAAACAGCTGCTGCACCATGTCGGATTGGCCCTGGTAGTAGGACAACGAGGCATTTAGCTTGCGGGCAAACTCCGGGATAGAGTCAGAGAAGGTGGTGATCACCTCGTAGGCTTTGCCGGTACCGGTAACCCCACGAAACGCCTGCACCAAGAACAGCTCGGTGTTGGAAACCACATAATCGACCTCATAGAGGTCAACCGTTGCCCCGGTGGTCATACAAAAAAGGTGGCCCTTGGCCACCCCGTTCTTGGCATCTGCGAAGGTGGTTCCGGTGCCGGTCACCTTCTTGCTGCCGCTGGTGACAGCTACAGTGCCGTCACGCTTCCACAATCCTGCCATCTATGCGCCCCCTTACTGACCTGTCACCCGGTTAAAGCCGGCCTGCTGGCGGGCTTCCATACTGGCGTCAGCCTGGGTTTTCTCACCCAGCTGCTGCAGGAATGCGTTGTAATGGCCGGCAGCACGATTGCTGTTGGCGGCGTACTCGGCATCCTTGGAGAAACAGCGGTAGAGCATGAAGTCGATGATCGGGTTGATGTAGATATCATCCAGGTCTGCCAGCGCCGGCGTGTTGGTGTTCTCCACATCGGCCAGTTGCTTGGATTGCGGGGCGACCGAATAGATCACATCCACCTTGACCGCTTCGGCCGGGCCGGGATGCAGATAGAAGGTCTTGGGATCGCGATCTTCATAGCAGTAGTTATCAACTGATGTCGCTGTCTTGCCGGAGTGCCAATCTGGGTAGCTGTCATCCAACGCCTTGCGCGGCACGAAGCGAACCACCTTGCCGTTGGCATTGCGCAAGACTTCAATCAGGCGCAGGGCGTCAGCTGGCAGCGCCTGCTTGGTGCCGGCCGCGCAGATAAACTCGACGTTCTTGGTGTGAGCGTCAGGGCGAACCAGCACGATCGCCTTGGTGGCGTCGTTGTAGTAGTCCAGCAGCTCCTGTTTGGGCCAGCGGGTAAAAGTGGGATCGACCAGCAGGGTGTTGACCCGCTTGATGATGGTTGCAATGGACACGGTAGCCATGGCGACTCCTTAGAAAAAGCTGTGTTTGCGGGGCGGGTTGTAGAACTCAACTTGAGTCGGTGCGCTGTGCTGTTTGCGGAACCGGCCGGCACGCCGCCACCCTTCAACAAACTCGGCGCGATGGTAGTTGGCACGCTTTGGATCAGACCAGGGGCGGTCAGGTTGGGCGTAAAGCAGTGCGGCCACGCCGTGGGCTATGGCCTCTGAGTGGTCGGTGTAGAGCTGTGCTGGTAGTTCCTTGGCGCCTTTTACCGGGGCGGCTACGTACCAGATCCGTACATCATTGAAGTCGGCCAGGATGCTCAACTCATTTGCGGATAAGGCGAAGTAGTCACGCCCGGAGTCCAGTGGCACGCCATCAGCACCGGTGAGGTGCAGCACATTGCAGGAGGTGACCCCGTCCACATTGCACACCGCTTCCAGGCTACCGGCTGACGCGCTGGGAAGGAGGCGATCGAGAGTGATCAGCTCTGATTCTCGGCAGAAGGTGATCGCCGCTTCGGTTACGGCCTCCTCCAGCAGCATCTCGAGCGGGCCGGTGATGTGCAGCCTGACGGTAGGCAGGAACTGCTCGCGGGGCACCATCTGCATGATTACCCCTCCTGGCCAGCCGCCAGCTTGTCTTTCAGGGCGTCACGTACACGCAGCCGGTAGTCACCCACCTTCTCTTGAGGGGCTTGCGGCTCAACCTGCAAGTCCTCCCCCTCCACCAGGGTCGCCAGCTGGGCGCTGGTCATCTTGGTGAGGTCGCGGTCGCCGACCACAAAGCTTTGCTCTTCGGCCAGGCGGGCCGCTTCAGCAGCAATGCGTTCCTGCTCATCGGCCTCTGCCTTGGCAATGGCCCCCTGCCGCTCCAGCTCACCGGCCAGCGCGTCATGGCGGATCCAGACGGTGGGGAACTCCAGCAACTGCATGGCGATGTGACTCTCCACATCAACGGCGGTGTGGCGCGGGAACACCAGGCGGGAGCCGGTGACGGTGTCTTTCTTGCTCGGCTTGTCGCCGATATAAACCACGGCAATTTTGTCGCTCACGGCAATATCTCCAATCCAGAAATGAAAAAGCCCGGCGCAGGGCCGGGCATGGCGTGACGGGCAGCCTTACAGGTTGCCGATCACCTCATAGTGCAGCTTGAGCTTGACGGTGCCCGTTGCCGCACCACCGCCGACGGTGAGGGTGATCTCCTGGTCAGGTGCCGTCAGCAGGTCGTCAACCGGAATGTACTTGGCCACCGCCGTCACCGTGCCTTCGGCGTTGATGATGACGGTGTCGCCGATCTTGGCCGTAATGGTGGTGCTCGCGCCCAGTGCAGTGCTGAACATCGTCACTCCCACCACTTTCAGGTTGGGCTCCACTTTGTCGCCAAACGCGACGACGTCGCCGGCCGGTACCGCCGCCAGCTTGGCCACCAGGGTCGGAGAGATGGAAAGGTTGCCGAACGCACCGACAAACCAGCGGTACGCTTTGGCGATCAAGGTAGTTTTGGCCATGACATGGCTCCTTATTGGGTCTGATAAACAAGGAGGGGGGGCACTTACCCCCTCTGGTTTAGGGCTTAGCGGCCGATGGGGCTCACTGCGGTATCCATCACCATGCAGCCATGGTCTTGGATGTTGCCGTTGCGCTGCTTGAAGCGGATCTTCTGCAAACCGGACACCCAGTTGATGGAGAGCTCGGTCGCGTTGCCGTGGTCGGTTTTCTCTTCGTGCATACCGAAGGAGCCACCCTGCTCGCCAGAGCCGAAGGCATTGGCCAGCGCCTGGCCGCCCAGCAGCACGGCGCGATCGATGGTGGTACCAGCGATCTTGTCCACTTCCACCCCGGTTGCGGAGTTGGTCGCGCACACCTTGACGGCGCTGCCTTGGTTGAAGCGGATCGGCATGCCCTTGTACTGCTTGACCAGGATGCCTCGCCACATCGCACCTTCACCACGGAAGATGGGGTGATTCCAGCCCTTGGCACGCTCTGCCACCGCGGCCAGCATGGCATTCCAGTCTTTACCGGTGCTGGAGGTGTAGAAGTCGTGCCATTGGCGCGGGGTGACGTAGAGCACATAGAGCGGCTCGCCGCCGGAGGGGTCTGCCACCATGCGGATCGGCTGGATGGGGTTGGCCATCTCGGACAGATAGAGCGCCATGTTGTCCACGCAGCCGAGATTGAACCGGTCCGCGGCGTCAATGGCTTCGAAGGTGGTAGCATCCCCGCCGAAGAAGTGGCGCTCGTAGGTCGGCGCAGTCAGCGGGTTGATCATGATCTCCGAAAACTCGGGATCATCAGCCAGCGGCAGGATGATGTCGGTTGCCGAGTAATCGCCGCGAGCACCGGCCAGCTGGGCAAAGCCGCGCTGGTCAACCAGGCGGCCGTAGTAGCCATCCCCCAGCAGCACGCGAGCCGTCTTGATCAGGTCGTGCTTGGTGCGCTTCTGGCTCATCTTGCCGCCGGCATCCACACCATGGCGGGTCTGGTTGATCTTGAGCGAGAAGTCGGCGAAGGACATGCTCTCCAGACGTCCAGCCAGCTTCTTGTCACCCATGGTCGGGCGGCCAGACAGTTGGTGGAACAGCTGCATGTCTACTTCATCGCCCGCCCCCTTGCCGAGATCGGTGATGCGGACCACCGGAGCGCCGGCGCTGGTCTGCTTGCCGCCGTTGATTTTGGCGCCCTTGGGGGCCTCTTCGGTCAGCATGTTCACCAGCGAGTGGGAACGGTTGGCCGTCGTGAACAGGGCGGCCTGCATAATCTTGTTGGCTTGCGCCGAGGTGACTTGGGTCATGATCCTCTCCTACATGAAAACAAAAACCCCGACACAGTGGTCGGGGTTGGCTTGTATAGATGGGTTGTGGGTTAAAGCCCGGACTGTTCCAGCAGGGCGTCAATCTGGGCGTCGGTCATGTTGCCGAACTCCCCGACCAGCTCGGTCTGGGACATGGCGCTATAACGCTCAACACCGGTAGCCGGCGCGTGATGGGTTTGGCCCAAGGCTGATGGGCTGGACGGGATGTGGTCAGTTGGCTTTTCCGTTTCCTTGCTGGGTGCCTTAGCGGAAGGTGGCGCGGAGTCCACGGCATCACCAAAGGCCAGTTTGGTGCGGCGAGCAGCCTCTGCGAATCGCTCATCCAGTGACTTTCCTTGCCACGCGGGGTCAGCCTGGAGCTTTTCATCGACGATGATGGCGAAGTCGAAACGGTCCTGGTCCTTTTCCCGCCAGCTCACCAGGTCAGGTACCGCCTGCAGTGCGGCCTGCACCGGGGTGAGTGCGGGTTGAACCTGCTGCGGTGCAGCTTGTGGCTCCAGCTTTTGGAGCTTGCGAGCAATGGCTGCGATGGATTTGCCGAGATCCGGGTAGTCCTGCGCCAGCTGCTCGAGCTCCTCCTGACTGATGTCGTCGGGGTCCACATCGGGGTTGATCCCGTGCTTCTCCATCAGCGCCTGCAGCTTGTCCCGTTCAGCCTGGGCCTGCTGAGATAACGCCAACTGCTCACGCAGCTGCTTGGCTTCATTGCGCGCCTGCTCCAGCACTTCATACGGGATGGTGTGTTGACCATTCTTGGCCAGGATCACCTTCTCAGGCTCCGCGGCCCCTTCGCCGCCCGGCTCGGTGCTGGCTTGTTCGTTACCGGCTGCCACCTCGCCCGCCGACGGCGCGGGTTGCTCTACGTCCGTTTGCTTGGTACCAGTGCCATTATCCAGCTCGGCATCGGGCTCACGCTCGATCTCCTCCAGCATGGCTTCCAGTTCGTCCAGGCTTTCAGTCCCGGTCAGGTTGTCGATGTTCGTATCCATGGTTGTCCTCGTGGGTTTTCAGTAGGTGGTATCGCTGCCCAAGCGGGGGAAGGTTCTCTGAAAGAGCGCTCCCCGGCTGGGGCTGGGCACAAAAAAACCAGCTCGAGGCTGGTTATAAAAAAGCCCGCGGAAGGCGGGCAATGGCATAAGCACGGGAGTTGCTACACTCAAATGAGACAGTACCGAAGATGGAAGGCAGGCTCTACTGTCATTTCTACCAACGAAAAAGGCACAATCTCGAGAGACTGGGCCATGTTGGAGAAATCGTAACGCTGGGCGATTAGGAAAGCAACTATCAGAGCGCGATCGCGTCTATCTGCTGTTGAATGGTGTCCAACAGCTGAGCCTGCAGGGCTGCCTGCTCGGTCTGCATCGCCTCCTGCTGGGCTGCCAGCTGCTCCATCTCCTGCAATGTCTTGCCAGTCTGGGCCTGCTTGAGGGCATCCTCGAACCGGATAGAGTCAGTCAGCTTGGTGATGCGCTGGGCCTCCGCTTGCCACTTGGCGGCCTTGCCCTCCAACTCGGCCAACTTGGCCTGCATCTCGCGCATGGCCATCTCCTGCTCCATCTGTTGCTGCTGGGCCTGCTGCTCTGCCGCGGCACGCTCCTCGTCATTCATTTCCTCTGGGTCTTTCTGGATGTTCAAGGCATTGCGGATCCGCTCTACAAACTCAGCCTTGCGCGGTACATCCATCAGCTCGACCAGCAGGTCAAAGCATGCTGCTGCAGCTTCTGGCGGCAACTGGGCCATAGCCTGGGTCATCCGCTCGGACAACTGCTGCTTGTAAGCTGCGGTTTGCTGGATCGGCGCCAAGGCGATATGAGCTCGCAGCCTGGTCACGTCGTTGGTCAGCTTGCCGTCCTCTTGCTCCACGTTGAGGACCACCGCTTTGCGCCGGCGCGGATCGTCACGGTTCACCGTCACCTTGTAGTTGCGCTTGTTGGCCATATCCTCCAGCAGGTATGCCAGAGCCAGCTGGCCCACCTGTTGGCAGCCCATCCGGTAGTTGTCGTTGATCTCGGAGAGAGTCGTTGCGCCCTGCTCTACCAGGTTGCTGATGGCCACCCCTGACTGGCCGGTTGAGCCCTGCCCCAAGAAGGCCGCATAAACCCCCATGGTGTCCTGGATCAGCTTCACCGAGTCTTGCATCACCTGGAACTGCTGGGCCGCCACGTTGAAGTCCTGCTCAACCTTGAAGGCGTCGCTCACGCTGGTCTTGTTGGCGCGGTCCGGGTTGAGCTCGATATAGCCATCCGGGCGCTCAACCTGCTCAAGCACCTGATCCCGGCTCATGTTCGTGGCGTCCTTGTCCATGATGACGCGCTTGGCCTGCAGCAGGAACGTCAGCTTGATTCGCCGCAGGTTCACCTCATCCTGCGCCGGCATGGCCCGAGCAATCAGGGCGTATGGCTCGCCGGTACGGTCTTTCCGGTATCCCCAGAACGGCACCAGCGGATACATGTTGTGGGGAGCAGTACAGGGACGGTCAACTAGATGATGGGGGCCGACAAACCAGGACTCCCGGATCACAGCCACCGGGCGGCGTTCCAGCCTGGCCCGGCCCATGGCGAGCGCGGCCAGATGCAACTGATTGGTTTTGTCGTACTCCAGTGCCCGGCCAGAATCGAGCATCAGCACCTGACGCATCGTGTAGGTGCGGTAGTAGACCACCTGCAGCAACACCCGGTCCCGCTCTCGGCTGCACCACTCGACTTCCTTGCCGCTGAACTGGCTCCATTCGTCGTAAGCGCTGACCAGGTTGGGGTCGAGCCCCTCTACGGCGCTCAAGCTGACAACCCCTGCCCAGTCATTCACGCCCCACTCCAACGCCTGAGCCTTACTCGGGAACATGGTCTTGGCCTCATCCAGATCGACCCAGCGGCGGCGCATCAGCCAGCGGCAGTCGCTCAAGTCCGGCTCTCGGCTGTGCCAATCCCAGTACACCTCGTCCCGGTGGATGTTGCTGAATTTGTAGCGCGGGCCGAACGGGTCATCGCGCCGGCACACTTCCACCCAGCCCACACCGGTCTTGATCTGGCTGCTGTAAGCCTCTCCCCGGGCGCGGTCCAGTCCGCCCAGGCGGCACATGTCGGCGTATTCGGCATTGACGGCTTCAGCCAGCTGCTCCAGCTCATCGTCGTGGTCGTCGGCGATCACCATCAGATCGGTGCGGCTCTTGGCCTCCATCCCCAGCACGCCATCAATGGTCGGGGCAATGAGGTTGTGGATAGTGATGGGTTGGCCCCGCTCCTTGAGCACCTTGACCACCTCAGGTGGCAGTTGGTCCCCGTCGTAGTAGGCGCAAGCCCGGTTCGCCATTGAGCGCCAGTCAGGCTGGCCGTTGATATCGCTCATCAATTTGAGCAGGCGCGGGGTATCGAGGCCACCTTTCTCAGGGGCCTTGGGTTGGGCGTTGATCATCAGTTGGCCATCCAGTGCTTGGGTTTGCGGGAGGATTCAGGTTTAACGATGCGAGCCGGCATCCGGGCGCGCATCTCTTGGGCAATCATGTAGCTCATCAGCTGGTCGTCGTAGCAGCCGTCCTGGGCGTTCATGCTGCCGCTCTTGTCGTAGACGTAGGTGGTTGCCTCGTGAATGGTGCCTATCCAGCGGATCCCGGACTGCCCGGCACGCAGCAGGGCCTTGAGGCCATCAACCAGGATCGGCTTGGACTGCCGGGTGGTGAGCCAGCCGAGGCGCGGCGTCTCGTCGTCGCGGTCTCGGTCGAGGTGCTCCTGGGTGTAGATGCGCCGGGTTGGGTAGATTTCACGGAGCTTGAGCAGCACGGCGTGACCGTGGTTGTTGCGCTCCGGGCCGATGTAGGCCGGGCCATGCTCTGCGGTACCGTAGAAGCGGCCGACGTGGGCCAGCAGTTGGGCAAACAACCCGGGATCGAGATGCCCGAACCAGTGGGCCACCTGCCGGCCGTCGCTCTTGGCGGTCACGTCGAGACTTGAACGGTCGCCGTGCTCCAGCCCTTCCGCAACGTCGGCGCCGATGGCGTAATCCTCGTCAGGGTCTGGCAGCTCCCAGACCAGCAGCATGTTCTCGAGGGAGCGCTGGCCACGCTCGTCCAGCTTCTCAGGCTTGCGAGCCTTCTCCCGCTTGCCGGTCACTGGGTCGATGTCGTAGACGATGAGCGGGGCCATGCAATCGCCCTCGGCATCCATGGTATGGATGGGGTCGAACACCCGGCGCCCAGAGGTCAGGAAGGCCTCCAATGGCGTGCTGGGGAACTCCTGCTTCATCTCTGCGCCCAGAGTGGACTCTTTCAGCACGTACCACTGCCGCTGCTCGTCGGTAATGGTGCAACCCATCGCCTTCTCGACCGCGGCGAAATACTCCACCTGGGCCTTGCTCATCACCACGCCGGATGCCGGCACGTCAGCACGATACTTGGGGTCCTGCCACCAGGCGAAGAAGTGGAACTTCCAGTCGAGCTGGCTGAGCTCACCGGAGGCCCTGGCCAGCTCGAGGGACTTCATGCTCATGGCGTGGAAGTCGCCGCCCACGCCTTCCGCTGTTGATTCGATGAAGGCCACGGCGCCCGGGTGGATCGCCTGCAGGGTACCGGTGCGCACCTCCTTGGCCTTCTCAGGGTACTTGGCGCAAATCTTCCCGTGCTCGGAGACATGCAGGCGCTGGACGGTACCGGAGCGGAACGAGGTGGCCACCTGGATGCTGGAGCCATGCCGGAACAGGATGTGCCCGCCATTCGCCCCGCCCCGCCGGGTCACCACCTTGAACTGAGCCTTGAGCCAGCCCGGCAGGTTATCGAACGGGACTTCAATCTTGGTGCGGTAGATCTCGCCGGCGGCCGTCAGGTCCTGGGCAATGATCCCGCACTTGATGTTCTTGTTGAACAGCGCCTCGTCCAGCAGGTAGATGTCGATGGCCGTGGAGAAGCCAAGCTGACGCGCCTTGAGGATGATGTTCAGCCACCACATGGTCCGGAACAGCAGCTCCTGCGCCGGGCGCAACCGGAAGCGCACCAACTGGCCCTGCTCGTTCTCGATCATGTAGAGGTTGTTCATCCGCCACCACTTATCGCTGAGCTTCGAGCGGATGTAGGCCATCTGCTCCTGCTCAGTCATGGCGGAGATATCGAGTTCGGTCATTGGTGGATCCTCAGGCAATAAAAAACCCGCCGAAGCGGGTTGATTTCAAATGAATAGCTTAAACCTATTAAATCCATAGAGTAATATAGCCATGACGGTTAATAGCAATGGTAATACGCCATCACCAAAATTAGTGTTGCTAATAGCTTTTTTAACCCACATCAGCCTATATTTTGCCCTCATGACGAAAAACACTACCGGGTGCCTAAACAAACTAACACTCAGAGTCTTGGAGTTAACTACGAGCTTGGTATCTTTAAAAGAAATCTCATATCGAACGATGACGAGGCCAACATGACTCAATTCCTTACCCACAATATGAGGAGGAATGCCTTCGCCTCGTTCAGTAGGCCATGGAAGTTGCTTTCTTAACAATTCAATTTCATCTTTCAGAGCTTCCCAAATCCATTTTGGCTCAATAATCGAAGAATATACCCTCTGTAACATTTCCCTCCGAATATTTTTACTAACAAGCCAGTGCCGCCAACAAAAATATAAAACAACCACGACTAATGAATACTCCAAAATATCAGGATTGCTAAAGTTGACCTTTGCAAAACCCACAGATGCTTCGCCGCTTAATTTTCCACCGGCTGTAGAGTAAACGGATATGATGCTAGAAACAAAGAGGGTGTTCCGTCTATATAGTCTCTCCACCTCATTGCTTCCTTCGGCATCATTTGTTCCCTGCATAGGTATATTCCTGTTCCTTTCGAGTATTTAGATGGACTTTATCACGACATCAGCCCTCCAGTCCCCATGTCATGCAGTTCCGATAGCATCTCACTGATAGGTGTGGCCTCGCTGCCGCCATCCTTCTCGAGCCGGTCGGCCTCGGCGGTCAGTTTGCGAGTTGCCGCCCGGATGCGGCGGGTGTCCTCCTCGATCTTGGGCACGTTAACGGCATCAACCATCAGGGCGCTCAGGGTGCGCTCGATGGACTCAATCCGCTGGATGTTGCGGTCGAGGGCCTGCTCTGCTTTCAGGATCTTGTCATAGAGCGCAATCCGGTCTGTCATCTCGGTGGCCGTGACCAGGTCCTGCTGCAGCCCCTTGAGCATCTTGGTGACGGAGATAACGCGCGCCCGAGTGAACTCCAGCTCATCACGTAGTTGCAGCTCGCGAGCCTGGTCGAACAGCTCCTCTGCATCGAGGAACTTGGCGTAACCGCCATGGGTCAGCGCCGGGCGGTCGCCGGGCTTCCACTTCGTAACCGGGTTGGGGTTGCCAGGGTTGCCCTCGGTGAAGCGGCCGCTGCTGTCACGGCCGTTTGTTTTCGGGTTCTGGGCTGGGTCTGTCGAGGTGTGTGGGGATGCGGAGGACTTTCCACCTCTTCTCTCTCCCCCTTTGGCCTTGGCCTCATTCCCTTTGGCTTGCGCACTTTGCGCAGATTGCGCTGTTTTGCGCACTTCGGAATGCGCAGTTTGCGCAGCTACGCGAGATTTATCAGGTTGCGCAGGGGATTGCCCCCGGGATTTCAAATAGCGACGCGCCGAGTTGTAGTTCAGGCCGCGGCTGTCGCACCAGTCTTTCGCACTGATGCCTGTCGCTTCATGCTCCTGCAGGAACTCTGCATTGAGCTGTGCCCAGTCGGTTTTTGCCATTTAGATAGATAGCTCGCCTTCAACGATGGTATCGCCGGGTACCGGCTTGTGGGCTGCAGCCACCACCACAGATACTCCAGAGGAAAGGACAACCACTGCCTCAGCCCCGTCGTAGTGCTCAACACGGGTGATAACCCCAGTCACATCGATACCGCTTTCCATTTCACTGCTCCAGTTCATCTGCATCACCTCCTCCCCTTCCCCTGAAAGACAACCCCCGCCGTTATGGGTGGGGTGTCATGGTTGCGATACGCAGGGAGTCATAGGCCCGCTCACAGGCTAGTCCTGATACTCGAGCTCGGTCATACGCTGCTGCCAGCTCACCCGCTCTTTCGTCAGCCCGGCTGAGCAGGTCGGCGAGCACCACGGCAGGCTGTTCGGCTGCCGGGCTTCCTTGGGGAGTGCTGGAATGGCTGGCGCACTGACTTGCTCGGGCTGCCAGGCGGCGGGCTTGCTCGCGCAGCCGGCCAGACTCAACGCCAGCAGTAGCGGCATCAGCTTGTGCTTGGGCGATCTGTTCTTGTGCATGGTCTCTCACCTCATCGATTTCTGCCTGCCGGCGCTGCTCTTCCTCCCGAGCCTTCAGCTCAGCCTTGGTCCTAGCTGTGGCGAGGCGGGCTGCCTCTTCATTCCACTTTGCCTGCCAGGTATTGCGCTCCCCCTCCTCCCCAGCAGCATGACCGGACCAGTAGAGCGCCGCACCACCGCCAGCCAGGGCGGCTATCACCAAGGCACCGGCCAGGAACGGAAGCGCCTTGCTCTGCGGAGTCACTCCCATCACGCCCCCTTGCACTTCGCATTGAGGCGCAGCCGGTCTTTCCAGAGCCCGGGGCATACCCGGTTCCCTGGCGCCGAGCAGTCCTGCTTGCCAGCACGCTTGAACAGCAGGATCGCCTCGCAGGCGCCCGGGTAGTCGCCATCGTTCAGGCGCTTCACGATGGTGGAGCGGCAGAAGGCGCCGGGGCCGATGTTGTGGGAGAGCTCGACATAGGCGTCGAACTCATACTGGTGGAGTGGTACCTGGATGCATGCTTTGAGGGCGTCCTCGAACACCCGCACCTCCCGAAGGCTCCTGTTCACCGCAGCAACGGGCGTGATGGTGTCACCCATCTTGACCCCTTCGGTGCTCCCAAAGCCGAGCGTGGGGAGTTTGGTGCCGTGTACCGGGTCGGGGTAAGCCGTCGGCTCAAACCCCTCCCGATTCAGGAGCCCCACAAAGCCCGCCGCGCTCAGGCTGAGCGCGGCAATGGCAATGCGGACCTTGTTCATTTTGCACCTCCCTGCTGGCGACGAGGCTTGATGATGTTCGACCAGATAAACCAGCCCATCTGAACTGCTATCCACATCAACGTGGCGGCCAGCACCCAGTCATTGAGCGAATACCCGGCCAGCGTCATGCCGGACACCACCACCGGCGGTGCGCTCTTTGCCACCCCAGCGGCAGCCGCAGCCGTCGCAAGATCTTCTTCTTTCCCCATGCATCGCCCCTCCAGAAACGACAAAGCCCGCACGAGGCGGGCCAGAAATGAAAAAGGCCAGGGTCACAAGGACTCTGGCCATCTTTGAGCAATATTAACGCTGGGGCGGCGGGGATTCAACCAGAAGCAGGCTCCCTAGATATTTGGCCCCTTCGTTTTTTCCTGCGCTTCACCAAAAGCACGATGAGGCACATCGGTCCCAGTACCAGCAGGCAAACCAAGCTCACCATCAGTTTTGCAACTTTCCGATCGAACGAGCTCTTTATTGACGCGTTATAGACGACATGTTCATCCCCATGCCAGTAGTCAATGATTCGCTGAACAGCATACCGGCTGTATGGGTACAGCATTCCTAGCACTAGAAATTCCACCACAATGATCAGCCAGTTAACCATTGGTACATCATTTGTTGGTGGTCGAATGATGGTCATTGCAACAGGGAATGCCACGAAGAGGCAAATCGATACAATGAGCTGCCTTTTGAAAAACCAACTGGGTAGCAATAAAAGTGTTTTTTCTTCAGTCATTTCGGCTTCCGGCACCCCGGCATTGTTCATGAGGATGATATGGCTACTTCGCTGACATTTTCGCATCCCAGCGATTAAACATCCCGTTCAAAACGATGGCCATGCCCAAAGTGACCAAAAATCCAACGATACCCCACATATAAGAACCGACAGCAATGATGGCAAGCATCAGTAAAGCCACCACGATTTTCAGCAAGATCATGTTTTTCCTTACATATACATCAGAGTCGCACTATTTAAACACCATTTGGAACCTTGTTGCAAAACCATAGCATGAGGTTGTGACGCTACCGGCAAGACCAACATATCCAGAGCCAATCGCTCCACGGTGATCTTCGCCACGGGCATCGCTATACTGTATTTATATACAGCACAATAGAGTTCCAAACATGTACGCAGTTCCCGACCTTGACGCCCCGGCGTTGGAAATCCCCCTGTTCCTCTCCCCGGCCGCCTGCGGCTTCCCGTCTCCCGCCCAGGACTATGTGGAGCAGACCATCGACCTGAACCAGCTCTGCATCGCACACCCGGCGGCAACCTACTTCGTTCGGGCGGCCGGTGACAGCATGGTGGATCACGGGATCCGTGATGGTGACCTGCTGATAGTGGACCGCAGCCGCAAGGCGCGCCATGGCAGCGTGGTGGTCGCCGCGGTCGATGGCGAATTCACGGTGAAGGAGCTGCAGCTTGAGCCCTCGATAGCGCTACTGCCTGGCAACCGGGCATATCGGCCCATCCATTTCAGTGAGGGACAGGAGCTGGAAATCTTCGGAGTGGTGACCGGTGTCGTGCACCTGATGCCAACCCCATGAACAAACACAGTGCTGTTGCCCTGGTCGATGTGAACAACTTCTATGCCTCCTGCGAGCGGCTGTTTCGGCCTGATTTGAAGGGGCGGCCCATCGTCGTGCTCTCCAACAACGACGGTTGTGTGGTGGCCCGTTCTGCGGAGGCCAAGGCGCTCGGCATCAAGATGGGGGTCCCCTACTTCCAGATCCGCCAGTTCTTTGAGGCCATGGGCGGGATCTGGTTCTCCAGCAACTACGCGCTCTACGGTGACATGAGCCAGCGGGTGATGAGCATTCTGGAGGGGATGGCCCCGGCGGTGGAGGTATACAGTATCGATGAAGCGTTCATCGAGCTGAGCGAGAGATGGGCGGGTGATCTGGTGGAGTATGGCCGCCAAGTCCGCGAGCGGGTGCTGCAGTGGACGGGGCTCACCGTCGGGGTGGGTATTGGCCCTACAAAGACCCTGGCCAAACTAGCGAACTACGCCGCCAAGAAGTGGCCGGCCACTGGTGGCGTGGTGGATCTACGTGATGAAGGGCGGCGCGCCAGGCTGATGGCCATCACCCCGATCGAGGAGGTCTGGGGCATTGGCCGGCGGCTAACCGCCAAGCTTGAAGCCCAGGGGATCAAGATGGTGGCCGATCTGGTAGCCGCTGACCCCAAGGCACTGCGGCGCCACTATGGGGTTGTCGTCGAGCGCACCGTGCAGGAGCTCCGGGGGATCCCCTGCGCCGAGCTGGAGCAAGAGGACCAGGCCAAACAACAGATCATCTGCAGCCGGAGCTTCGGCGAGCGCATCACCCAGATCGGCCCCATGCACCAAGCGCTGGCCGGCTACATAGAGCGGGCAGCTGAGAAGCTCCGGGGGGAAGGGATGTGCTGCCGCCACGTCACCCTGTTCATCCGCACGAGCCCGTTCAGCGACAAGGTCCCCTACTACGGCAACCAGGTGAGCACCAAGCTGGCCATGCCCACCAATGACACCCGGACACTGCTGGCCCTGCTCCCCCAACTACTCCCCCGGATCTGGCGCGATGAGCAACGTTATCAGAAGGGGGGCGTCATGCTGGCCGACTTCACCCCGGCCCACATGCAGCAGGGCGACCTGTTCGCTGCGGAGCAGCAATCACCGCGCAGCGAGGCGCTGATGCAGGTCATTGACAAGATCAATCATGGCCGGCTGGACAAGATCTACTTTGCAGCCCGCGGCCGAGACTCCAGAGAAGGGATGATGAAGCGTGAAAGCCTTAGCCCCAGATACACGACAGCGCTTGGTGAGCTCCCTATTGTGAAATGATGCAAATAAAGGAATCCCTATCCGCACAAAAAATGGGCACACACCTCAATAATAGAGCGCAAGTCGATCACCTACAGCCTGAAAATCACAGCTTTATAATATTTTACACAATTTAATCACGAGATTAAATTATCCATCCCTAAACTACGGAGGATAATTAATGAGATTGTTATTAACAGTTCTAGTTACATCCATCATGTTTGGCTGTGGTGGTGGCGGCAGCGATGATAACAAGCAATCAAATGACAAAGACACCAATACCACTACCGCCCAAAACACACAAAATAACGAACAATCCGACAACACAAATTTAAATGAAAATACACCTAGTGTTCCAACACCTGGAATTTCTCTCGTACCGAACGGACATCATTCAGCTCCATCTGTAACTGATGGTACTAACCAGCCACAACCCAGTGCGCCTGTACCACCACAACCGAGTAATACAGATACCCAAGTTCCAGCCGGAACATTTAAAGAAAAAAATTCGGAATTTAATATACAAGTAACCCCCGATAATTACGATGCCAATTCATATCTCGAGGCCAAGATTAAAGATTTAAGCATTAATAGTGCGAGCTTACAAGATACTAGTAATCTTGTACTGAAATGTTCATGGATGATCAAAAAACAAAAGGTTAGTGATTCATGTAGTTACCAGCTCACTGGTGACGACCACTTACATCCGATAAAAATAACGGCCTACTTGCAGAATGCTAAAGGCCAGAAAACAGAGTCATACGACACAATCATCCAAAAGGCTTTTCCGGTTACTCACCATAAAACTCCATCTGGTGATGCAATGCTCATGTCGGATGGAAGGATTATTAGTTGGAATGCTCCAAGTGGCTCAAATTTAAATGAAGCGCGAACCAAACTATTGCCAGCCGATGCTGCAGATAGCCGAAGCTTTATTTCCCTATCAGCAAACAAATCAGCATTCATTGCCTTAGACAAAGACGGGAAGATCGTAACGTGGGGGAATCGTAAGCAAGGTGGAGATGCTCCTGAGTTAGTAACTAGCAAGAAAATTAAACAGGTTGCAGCATCTGATTACGCTTTCACGGCGCTATCTGAGGATGGCAAAGTGTATCTTTGGGGAAATTTAAGCGAATTCAAACCAGGAGAAGAAGTAGCTATATCAGGGCATGTGACTACATTATATGGTCTCAGTAAGGGATTCATCGCATTAACAGATGATGGCAATGCCTATGGCTTCGGTGTAGATATCCCTCTGACATCAAAGGCGGTTGGAAGTATTAAGAAAGCTATATCTACACAGGTATCTCATGGGAGTATCTATCATAAGTACAGCATGGCAGTCTTGAACAACACAGGGAATGTCTACGTATGGGGAAGCTATGCAGATAACCTTCCTGCGTTGGATAGCGTTGTAGACCTCACCTCAAACAATGAAGCCTATGCTGCACTGAAAAAAAATGGTGACGTAGTGGTATGGGGTGATCCTGCACATGGTGGCGAATTCAAATATAGCCTTCACAAAAGAGGGTATGTGAATGGCAGATTTACCAAAGATACAACCTGGACTGCAATTCAGCCCCCTAAGAATGTGACTAAGGTAGTTGCAAGCGATGGTGCATTTGCTGCCCTACAGAAAGATGGGAAAGCAGTCACTTGGGGGGAAGGCTTCTCTGGAGGCAATACGTACTCTGTAGAGCCCAATAATGAAATTCAAAATAAAACTATAACTGACATTCATGGTAATGAAGGTGGTTTTATTGGTGTTGATAGCAACGGTAATATGACCACTTGGGGTTATTGGTGGATAACCGATGAAAACCTAGTTAACTACAATGCCGGAGAAAACCCGAATTGGGAGAGTAATCTATATGATGCTATCGGGAAAGGGGCATACAAAAACTTTACCTCAAATTCAGTATCTTTTGCGTTCTCAGTTAGCAATAAAAACTCCAGTGAATTTATTGCTGTCGGCCGTAAAGAGATTGGGGGTAGAATTTTAAGAGGGAATTTTAGGGACATCAAAGGAGATGTAACAAAAATAACACCACATGAGTGTGGCTATTCTGCATTTAGCTCAACCGGTGATGTATACGGCTGGTTTGGATGTGACGGTGACCCAGAATACGATGGTACGCTCAACAGAGAATATGAAGCAAAGCCATATGAAGTTATAGAGTAGGAACGCAATATCTCGTGTAATAAAAGCCAGGGCAATGCCTTGGCTTTTTTACAACACAATGGTTTAACTAGCCCCCTCCCCGCGGCGAAGGCATGAACTTCACCAACTTTGTCAGCTGCTGCTGAATCGGCTTCCACTTTGGGTCTGGTGGTACCTTCTCTAACCTGGGCGCCGGCTCTTGGTGAATGCAGATCACCTTGATAAAAATGCGTTTTGGCGCCTTCCCCTCTTCTCTCAATCCACAGCGCACCTTCACGGCCTTATCCACCCAATCGGAGGTACGAAGGTAGTTCATCAGCTGGACCGCCTGCGCGCTTGGAATGTCAAAAGCCTCTGAGACATCATAAAGGTCGAAGAAATCGCCATAGAGGAGACCCCAGCCGGCAACTTGTAAGGCCATCGGTTTCAGCTTGCTATCCATTTACCTCACCTAACAACCGATTAGAACAAGGTAAACAGATAGCACCTGAACCACGCATTGCTCAAGCAACTCTCATCTCCCTCACCTGCTGGTCCATGACCTTGGTTAAGTCTGACGCTTGGTGGATCACCTCATCAATCAACCGCTCGACATGCAGGCGCATCTCCTGGCCGAAGCGACGCGACACCAAGTCAGCATCGGGCACTACTCGCCCGGTACCATGGCACTTCGGGCACTCATCCCCACGGCGTGGCCGCAATCCGGTTCCCCTGCAGTGCGGGCAGCGCCCTGATTGCATCATGTCGGCCACGCAGTAGTCATTGGCTAGGGACAGGATCCCGTTCCGCTCATCCAGAAGGCGCTGGTATTCGTGATCATTCCCCGCTCGGTGCGCCCGTTTAGCCTTCTCCATCACCACGGCAGCCCGGCGGCGCTCCTTGTCATAGTGCGGGTGGGACATCACCAGGCGCTCCAACTGCTCAGGCAAAGGGCGGCGCAGTAGGATAGCCATGGCCATGCCGCCGGCATCACAGCTGTCAAGAGTGGTGCAGAAGTGGGCCAGCAGTCCCTGAATCGCCCCCTCATCACTTAGGTGATCGGCCATCAGGAACTGGAGCCCCAGGGGGTTGTTCTTTGCAGCAACCTGCAGGGCGCCGATAAACTCGTCCCGGCCAAGAGCATTGAACTGCCTGCCGGCGGCGGGTTCGTGGAGCGCCCCTTTCGGCGAGAATAGGCGCAGAGCCATTTCGATAGAGTTGGTCATGGTTTAGTCCTCTGGTCTGGATCCTGGTTGAAGGCGGCGAGCAGCCAGGCGCGCAACTGGCCGGATTTGATGTGCTCGGGCGTGGCTTCGATGACAGTCCACCCGAGCAAGGCGGCCTCGTTCATCTTGGCTCGGTCTTCTACAAATCCCCTCCCCCGGGTGTGCCGGCCACCGGAGTGGATCCCGCCGTGGATCTCGACGGCGATCATGTGGGTGGGCCAGGCGAAGTCGAGGCGCCAGCGGCGCTTGGGGTGAAACACCAGCTCGGTTGCGGGGTCAGGAAAGTCAACCAGCTGGGCCAGCACCTTGTCGTGCAGGCTGGTGACTTGTTGGGCCTTACGCACCTGATTGGCTGCACTCCTGACTTTGGGGCTGTTACCAAATAGCCGGGCGGCGTCGATGGCGGAGAGATGGATCATGCCGCTCTCCCGATGGTGTTCTTGCGCAACTCGGCCACTTCCAGGACCACCTGCTCCAGCAGGACCTCTTCGCTGCCATGCTCCTGCTGCCAGGTGCGCGGGGCCGCGTGGAAGCCGGTGGGGTAGCAGGCACGGTGGTGGCGCGGGCAAAGCGGAAGCACTCTGGTGTGCTCGGCGCGCTGGGCCATGCCAGACCTAGAGCGCACATGATGGATTTCCGCAGGCGCGGCGCCATACCCGGCATTACGGCAGGCAATGCAACCCAGTGAAGCGACGTCGGAGAGGTGCTGCTTATCAGCCTTGGTCTTGCTCATGCAGCCCTCCCGTAGGCGGCTACCCAGTCGAAGCCGCGGCGGGATTCATCCCCGAACTTTACGCCCTGCTCAGCGCCAAAGGCCTGCGCCAGCTCGATGAGGTCGCGCATCTCGCGCACGGTCATCTTGGAGGTGGACTTGCCCAGCACTACGAAGCCATTCCCGTTGAGGTTCGGCACCACGTCCTGCTGATACAGGGCGGCGCTGAGAACATGCTTCCAGTCCTCCTTGGCGAGCTTGCGGCCGTGCCAGATCACCTGCTCGGCGATATCGGTCATGACTGCCCAGAACAGAGCATTCTGAGCCAGGGAACGGGTCATCTCTTTGACTTCGATGACCAGAGGCTTGTCTTGGTCAACCGGCAGGCCAGCGACCATCTGGCAAGCACGGGACCGAATTTCAGGGCTGCGGAGGAAATATTTGGGATAGGAGCTCATGCCGCATCAGTCCCTGTCAGTACAAGGGACAGCTGTGCTCGCGCCTTGAGCTGGGCTTGCTCCAGGCCCAGCGCTCGTTTCTCGATACGTCGCTGGGCAAGCCCTTGTCCATGGAAAGAACCTTTGGAGACAGATAGAGCCTCCCGCCGAGCAAAGTCGTGCAGGAGATGCTGCAGATCTCGATTCTCGTGGAGTTGTTCCATCATCCAGTTGAACGCTCGGATGTAGAGCAGTTTGAATTGGGCAGCCTTTTTGCCAGTAAATCCCATGACCAAGAACACCATGCCGTCTTTCGTAATCAGGTACTCGGGTCTTGGATCGCCATTTTTATCAATGAAATCAGTCAGCTCATAATTGAGCGCAGTGAATTCTTTGTCACATTCGAGCAAGCGGATAGCTCGCAGTACGTTGCGATGCTCCTTCTCAAACAGCTCGGCGACTTGGCGGGAAGTTGTGAACACCGCCCCATCCTGAGCACTCACCAGTTTCTTGAACAGCTCAATCTGCTCGGGAGTGTACTGAGGGACGATAGGCTTGATACTGCGGATACTGCCGCAGTCGCGAGGGCGTGCCGTAGATAGATCTCGGGTATGTGCTCTGGTCATGGTCTGGGTCCTTTGGTTACTCAAAACCGGGTGGTCTAGGTCCGGCATTGGCAATGGTACCCACTGTTGAGAATTTCTGTCACGCACCACAACCTCACTGATTGTGAGAGCCTCCTTTTTTAATATTATTTTTGGGGAAAGGAAAATAATCTCTAAACAAACAGGGCCAATCGAGATATTATTTCCCTATAGCAACCAAAGAGAAGCACAGCTCATCTATTTCATTCCCTAGAGTACCGTAGATGACAGCTCTCACTTTACACAGAAAGGAGGTTATTTTGAGCCCAAATGAACAATACTATTTAGATCTGCTTACCGACGTTCGAGCCCTACTTAGTAGTCATGAACATGACGATAGAAAATTAAGACAACAGTTAGAATGCCTACTTAATAGAAAAGGTCCTGATGACACGCAACCTTTCGCAAAGAATAAACAGCCTGTCGATTGGTCATAAGCTAAATAGATTTAAACCCAAAGGCAGCGGCTAATATCGCTGCCTTGAAAATCACTCAACCAAATTTAATGAAAAGGAGTCCAGCAATGGATGAAATAGTAATGAATTTAAAAAGTCCGGCCTGGTGGTTCACTGGAATATTTTTTGTTGCACTATTTAAGCTTCTACCCGTATTAACATCCCCTCTAAAAGGCCGGACAAAGATGTTCTTCAGAGGATTACGATTAAAACATGCGAAATTCATCAGGGCTAACAGGCATAATTTAGCTGCGGTAAATTACCAGTCAATAAAATCACAATCATACTTTGTAGTGTACATGCTTATCTGTGCGTTTTATTTCACATGGTATGTAGCTGGCCCGCTCATCCAAATAAAAAGAGAGAGCACCATTCTCTTTTTAATTTGCTTAATACCTATGCTCGTCTTTCAAATTCTGTGGATGAATCAGAATGACAATGCAAAAATACTCGTAGCTGAATACAATAAGGTTCGCACGAAGAAGCATTAAGATACTGACCAAGATAGTATCGTCTAAAGAGGATTTAAAGTGGCATTCTGGTGGGTAAACCATAAGCAAACATACAGTGCAGAAGTCGGGGGCGGCTACATCTGGTCGCCTAAGACGAACCGCAACGGCTCGAAGAATCAGACCTATATCAACCTCACGCTGACCCAGCCAGGGGACATCGTTATCTCCTACGCCGGTGGCCTTATCAAGGCTGTTGGTCTGGTGAGAACTATCTGCCAGGAGGCCCGAAAGCCGGCTGAATACGAAAAAGCAGGCGAGTCCTGGTCGAATATTGGCTGGAAGGTTCCCATCGACTGGGAACTGCTGGAAAAGCCAATCCGTCCGAAGGACCACCTGGAGTTGATAGCCACCCTCCTCCCGTTGAAGAACTCCCCTCTGCGGGCAAACGGTGATGGGAACCAGAGCTGCTACCTGGCCGGCATCAGCAACGAACTGGGCGACCTGCTTCTCTCACTAGCCCCAGAAGTTCAACTCCGAGCGGCCACATCCTATCGAGCCTGGAACGTCCATGTTTTCGAAAACAAGGAAGAAGAGTATCTGGCCTGGATTGAAAATAACCCATCTGGCTTCGTGGCCAATATGGACAAAGCCAAAAGCATGAAGCAGTACCCGATGATCCACTCCGCGAGTGATGCTGCTATCTCGAAAGATAAGCGTGGCAACTTCACGACCAACGACTATTTCAAAATCTGCTCAACGGACCTCCGAGAGCTCAAGAGCTACCTCAAGCACAAGTACCACCGCTTCACCTACTGCATGAAATGCTTCGAGACATTGGAAGAACGGCAGGAGCATGACGAAGCGGCAGCAATCGAGGAAATTCAACATTCCACGCTGCCTGTGACCGAGAAGGAGCAGTTGGTGAAGTCACGCCGTGGCCAGGGCCTCTTCCGCAGTAGGCTTGAGAAGATAGAGCGCGCCTGCCGGGTCACCGGTGTGAGCAACAAGGCTCTGCTGATTGCCAGCCACATCAGGCCCTGGAGTGAGAGCAATAACGCTGAACGCCTGGATGGCCACAACGGCTTACTGCTCTCCCCTCACATCGACAAGCTATTCGACCGTGGCTGGATTACCTTCACTGACTCTGGCGATCTAATGTGCGCAGAGCCCGACATCGAGCGAGCTCTGCAACAGTGGGGCATTAGCCTGCCCAAGAACGTCGGCCCCTTTGATCGCAAGCAAGTCATTTACCTCGCCTATCATCGCGAAGTGATATTCATGGGATGATACCGCAGACAACTCTCGCACCACCGCCACCTAGGGGGGCTGGGTGATCGGAGTGGTTATCACCGCCGGCATGGACCATCAAGGCCTTACCACTCAGCTCCGCCAGGGTAAGGCGCGGTGCCAGCACCGGTTGTACAGCTTTACCTGCATCATCGACATAGAGAGGTGGTAAATCCCCCTTGTGGGCATCATCTTGCCAGGGGGCACCATGGCGCCCGGTTTGTTGGGGGTCATAGTGCCCACCGGCCGCGCCACCCGCAACGCTTTGCCCATCCTTCATACTGCTGTCGCAGCTCCCGTTGGCGTGCACATGGAATCCGTGCAGACCGGCAGGTAAAGAGGACAGCGCCGGAGTAAAGACTGCGCCATAAGGACCTTCACTCAACTCTACATGCCCAACGACAGCCCCACTGGCCAGATCTTTCATCGTCACTGTAGCTGCGGTGGCATTGACGCTGGTTACCAGTACTGCTGCAAGCATCACTTTACTCAATCGGTTATTCATCTTTCTTCTCCTTACTTTATTGCATCGAGGGTGAATTCCCCTCGGTAGAATTACCTTTCCCTGCACCTGTGGCCAGAGCGCGAAACCGCTCGCCCTGCCCGAAACGCTCGGCAAACTGTGCTGCCGTCATGGTGTTCTTGTCGGTAACAGGCTCATCGGGTCGACGATTACTGTTCATGTCACAGTCGATAGCATAAAGGGTTTTAGCAATGCGCCATTCACCCTTGATTACCGCCCCCATCAAAGCGGTATGACCCCGCTTGTCACGTAAACAGGCATCGGCACCGGCTTTGAGTAGGGAGTGAACTGCTTCGGATTGCCCCTGATAAGCGGCAATCATCAGTGCCGTATAGCTCTGCACGTTACGCTCATCAATCGGGAAGCCAGCGTTAACAAATTCATTCAGTACACTCACCTCTCCGCTACGAGCAGCTGCAAAAAAATAGTCTTGCAAGCTGACTGACGGCAATTGCTCCGCTTCTGTCGGCTCGCTACCCCAGGCTGGTTCAGACAACACCATAAGCGCAACTAGCAGACTCGGCAGCAAACGGCTAGGTACCATCCTGCACTCCTCCAAAATAATGCCTGCAAGGCCCGGTTCATGATTGCAGGCAGGAACAAGTGGGCCCTGCAGGACTTACCGAGTTACCCCCGCCGCCTGCCTGGCGGGGGCAAAATTACAGTTTGGTCGCGAGCTGTTTGACCCGTTGCTCATCTCCCTTAACGGCGCGAGTCAGGGCCATACCATACTCACTGTCTGCTTTGTAAAAGTGCGCGAGCATCTTGTGCTTCACTGCACTGTCACGCACAGCACCTAGATCGGCAGCCAAGTTGCGCACGAGATTGGTCTTTCCTTTGGCATCGAGAGAGCGATAGAAATTGCCGGCTTGGCTGAAGTTATCGGTCTTCTCGATCTGCTTCTGCTGAACAGTCCCTTCTAACGCTGTCGTGACTGCACGAGCCTCTGCCGCCATGGTCTTAGGTGCCTGGCTGCTCGGTTCGTAGTTCACGTTGCTGATTGTCTTGCCGATGTTCATGGCACCGTCCTGGTTGTTACTCACAACCGGAACCAGTGGGCGGTTAATAGGCAACTGCTGATGGTTCGCTCCGAGGCGATAGAACTGGGTATCGCTGTAGGCGAACAGACGTCCTTGCAGCAGACGATCTTCAGAAGGTTCGATACCCGACACTAGGTTGGCCGGAGCAAAGGCCGACTGTTCTGTTTCCTGGAAGAAGTTGTCCGGCATTCGATTGAGGGTCATGGTCCCAATCTTCTGCTCAGGAACGCCCTCCCACACCTTGGTTGCATCCAACGGGTTGTAGCTAAAGTCGTTCAGCTGAGAGGGCTTTAACACCTGAATAGCGAGATCCCATTTCGGGTAGTCGCCGGCCTTGATGGCACTGTACAGATCCCGGGTCAAATGGTTGAAATCCTGACCCTGCACCTTAGCGACCTGATCTAGATCCAGACTGCTCACCCCCTGCCGGCTGCGCCAGTTGAATTTGACGTAATGCACATCGCCCTTGGCGTTGACGAACTTGTAGGCATGCACGCCGAAGCCATCCATTTTGCGATAGCTGGCTGGGGTACCGAGGTCGGAGTAGACCTGAGTCAGCATATGGGTAGAGGCCGGATCCTGGCTCATGAAGTCAAACACACGGTTCGGATCTTGAATATTGTCGACCGGTGAAGGTTTGAGAGAGTGGACCATATCGGGAAACTTGATGGCGTCCCGGATGAAGAACACCGGCAGGTTATTGCCTACCAAATCCCAGTTGCCCTGGTCGGTATAAAACTTGGTAGCAAAGCCCCGCGGGTCCCGGAGGGTCTCTGGGCTGTGTTGACCATGAATAACAGTGGAGAAGCGGACAAAAACAGGTGTTTTCTTGTTTACTGCTGAGAATAAGCTGGCAGAAGTAAGCTCTGGAATAGCCTGGGTCACTTCGAACTCGCCATGGGCGCCAGTGCCACGAGCATGAACAACCCGCTCGGGGATCCGTTCCCTGGCAAAACGCTGCAATTTCTGGATGAGATGCACATCCTGCAGCAAGACAGAGCCATTCGCACCGGCGGTAGTTGAATGCTGATTATCACCTACAGGCGCACCGTTATCGCGGGTGAGGACATCAGCTTGAACGTGTAATGCGAGGCCCGACATAAGAGCTATTGTCAATTTTGTCATTGTTTTCATTTCTTCCCTTATTTTTTCTAGATTTATCCCTGCCTGCACCTCCTAGACTAAGTCATTGTTTAATTCTAAAAAAACGATTAAATGCGATTAAAACGTTCTGGTTTTACGATTGATTTGAGATGTGGCTGGAATGAGTAAAGGATTGCGTTATCAACAAGGCGCTGCTGATTGCCAGCTATATCGAGCTTTGGCGTGAGAAAAACGTCCGGATGGTAACAACTACCTGAAGCTCTTATCTCCACAAAATCTGTGATCCCCTCCTGATTCAGTGCTCATTACACTCAACAATCGGAACCATATGAGTTACTATTCCTGCACGGTGCCCAAGCTCCATGCAAGGCCTACAAGTGACAAGGAAATGTCAGCTGAACACAGGCCGTAGATACAGGAATTTCCATAAATGGTAATCAACAAAATGACTAACTCAGATCTCTGTGAAGGACGCTATTTGTTATTCTTAGACATCCTTGGCTTCAGTGAACTTGTTGAAACTAAAGGCGTAGAGGAGATCTATGCAACCATAGAAAATGCATTGAGCGCATTTGGGCGCTGGGAGGAAATGAATGGCTTTTTCAAGACCATCTATTTTTCTGACACATTTCTATTTTACCAAGAAGAAAAAGGATACTATGACAGTGCATTTTTAGACATCTACGCAATCGGTGGTATGGTGTTATCAGCATTATTAGCTGCCGGAATACCGGCTCGCGGAGCTATTTCATTTGGTGAGTTTGAAGTCAATTTTGATTCCAAAAACCGTCATCAAGTCTATTTTGGAAAAGCATTAATAGAAGCTTACAAGGCTGAACAACGTGAAAAGTGGATTGGGATATCGATTCTCCCATCTGCATGGAAGCCATACGAAGAAAAGAACCCTGACACTATAGAGGCATTTGCACGAGAGAAGGTTTGGTTAAAAAGAGATGATGATGTTTTGCTACTCAATCCATTCATCAAGCTTAGGGGCTGGTACACACCCTATTTGATTGGCGAGATCGATAAACCATATTCAAAGTGGGATGCCCCTGAGTTCGCCAATGACATCCTTGGTTTCAAATTCCTTCGTGATAAAGCGGTATCGTATTCTGCTAAAAACGACTTCACCAGCCCTGCAGCAATCAAGTACCTAGTCACCATTCGCTTTCTCGAGACCATTCTCGGAAAAGAGCTGTATTTATGGGGAGAAAAAGCATCACTCCCTGAGAATTTCTAGCAGAGATACAAGCATTGGAACATATTGATAAATTATACTTAGTCAAACAGGACAACAAGGAAAAGGTTAGAAATGAGTGGTTATGTTTGGACTCACTTTGGAGTCCTGACGAAGGTCAGCGCAGACGGTCGAATGGTCACCATCACCAATGAATCTGGCTCAACACGCAAGATGAGCATTGAGAAGTACAAAGAAAGTGCGGAGGCTGTGTACCACAACTGCTGTTCCTTGATAGGGCGAGCTGTAGATATTCAGACAAGCCAGAACACTGCTGAGTGGAACCCCTATGTGTGGTTTAGTGACATAAATACATGTAATATATAAATTATGCATTTCATTAAAAAATAAACTACTGCCGTGATAAAAAATGAACAATTTAGTCAAGAACGTTATAGATCAAGAATTAACTTCCGCTGGTATTAATTTAATATGGAGCAGTAATGATATTAATGTTGCTCCGGGAATGAAGACTATTACTGAGGTATCATCTTCAAACGCCCCAATATCAGAGGCTATAATCAACTATATTTTCCCACAAGTCTCTGGTGAGGTCGAGTTAGTCCATTATACAAACTTAACCTCTTTTGACAAAATAATAAAATCTGAGGAATTAAGATTATACTCCATGTTAAAACGCCTAGGGCAAGCAGAGTTTATCTCATTTATTAATGAGCACAATCTAGACGGGTATTTACAGCAAAAAAATGGAAAAACAACTTATCAGGAAATGATGGGTGATTTGTTCTACACATCATTTACAACAAAAAACATTAAAGATGAAGATCTTATGTGGAGAACCTTCGGAGAAAATCACGCAGGAGTGAAGATAATCTTCAAATTAAAAGTTATAGAGAAGAGGGCTGAGTTACGAGAAATATTTTATCACTCTAGAGCTCAAGGAGGTAGGACGCTCATAAAAAATATACATGAGAAAATCTACAGCCAGTTCTCAAGGCATTTCATTATCCGCGGTATATCAAGGATTGGTGCATTTTATTTACCTCTTGGGATCGGATTAGAAGGGGAAGAAGAAGTTAGGCTGTTAATAAAATCATATGGCACTGGAAAAGCATATGATTTAATCAAAAACGATGGTTCTTACGACTATATTCCATTAAAGATCGGTCACAGAAAAAATGAATTCTGCGATATATCGATAGTTGAAGTGCAGGCAGGATCAGCCTGTAATAAAGCAAGTATTACTAACATGTTGAACAACAGTACTTTTAAAGGTACTAAGGTCATATAGATAACAGATCATAGAAATAATTTTCTATCACCGGCCTCAGGCCGGTGTATCTCTCCCCCTCTTGAATAGCGCCTTGAGGCTAGCAACTCCCCGTTGCCCTGTCTCCTGGTAGAATTCCGGGCTGTGCTGAATCTGCTCCCTCGTAGGCAGCCCCTTCAGTACCTCAGCACCTAAATTCTCCCCCGCTACAACCCTCCGTAGCAACTGCGAATATGCCTGCTCAAACACCGGCCGGTAGGCATCTAGGCTCAGTGTTTGCCGCTCCCAGCTCGTCGCCTTTGCAGCGAGCTCAACGGCGGGATGTGTAAACCGGCGGGTCCGCACTTCGACCAGCGCAGTATCCAACGTCGGCAGCCCCAGAGATTCGGGGGTGACCTGGCACCACTGAATGAACTCGCCTGTCGAGGGGATCCAGGGGTGGGGTTTGCTACGGGCAACCCGCATACCACGCTGCAGCTGTTCTCGACTGGTGCAACCCGCATCGACCAGTGCGCGCGTCCACTCTGCAAGAGCGCTGCGCTGCAGCTCCTCGGTTGGGTAGGCCCGTTGCCATGCAGGGAACACAGCCTTGAGCTGCTCCAGCAGCCGAGACACCGTCTTGGTGTCATGCTCGGTCAGGGGCTGCATGTGCTGGCGCACAGGTGCCTCGGTCACAGCACCGCTGGCGATATCGTTCAACACCACGCTTAAGGATTTCATGCTCAT